GTGTATCTCTTCAAGCATCTGAATGATCTCATCCATTCTTAAGGCTCCTCTCAATTTCATGCTCTAACTGCTCAATGCCCGTCTGTTCGGCAGGGGCAATGTGGCTTTTCCCCGCAGTCCTGCCGCCATTACGCTTGGTATGGCCGTGTTCCAGCAGATGGGCAAGCTGATAGCGGTTTTTGGAATACACGGTAACCTCCAGCGAATGGGCATTTTCTTTCGTATTCTTCACCGCCCAGCTTTCTGCATAAGCGCCCGTGTCTTTCGGGGCATTCGCACTGATTTCCTTTTTCACGGTGTTTCCCGCCTTGCGCACAGCTTTCTTCATTCCCTCCGTGGAAACATCTGCATAATCGTTTAGGCACTCCATCACGGTATCCGCAAGTGCGTTTATAGAAATTCTCCTGCCCACACAAACCCTTCTTCCTTCGCACACTGCAATGTTTTGTGGTTTTGCTTTAGCAAAATCGAGGTCATCGACCTCGAAACAAAACTTACATCTGAGCGTAAACTCAGATTATCGCCTCACTTTCTTGCATTTCAGCTTGATCGATTTCTTTTTAAAATTCTTATGGTCAATGCCGAGGATATTATAAATCTCACCGTTATACACCACACGGCAGCCTGTGGAATCAACAAAAGAAACAGCTTTGCAGTAACGGACAGTAAAATCAATCTTTGAGTTATCCACAACCGTTCCTGCATCTGTATTTTCACTTGGCGATTCACCGCTGACGGTGGCATGGCAGGAATAGTAATCCGTCCATTCGTTTTTGTGGTTTCCTATCTTATCCACCGTCACCGTATTTTTCTGTACCGTTATCTTCACATTCAAAAGCGCAATGTCCATCAGAACTTACTCCTCCTGACTCCCTCAAGCAGGGAACGCAGGGACAGGGTAAGGGCATGGTGGTCTGCGTCCTCCCGGTGTTCGTAAAGATATGCCACCGCATACATCACGGCAATCTTCGCTGTCTGCGTTTCAGAGAATTCCTCTGCAGAAAGCCTTGCGATATCCGCACACAGGCTTTCTGCAGAGTGCAGGGCGTTTGTAATGAAGCCGTCATCGTCCTCAAAATCCACACGCAGATACTGTTTCATCTCTTCCAAAGACACAACCATATATCCCACCACCTCACAGTGTTATTTGAAAAAAATTATGCTTTCGCCGCTTTTGCAGCCGCCTTTATCTTTAAAATCTGCACCGCTTCAGAAAGCACCAACTTGCCGTCCACACGCTCCTTTGCCACAAAGCCGATCATGCCGTTTCCTGCGAAAAGCTCTGTAAGCTGTTTGAAAGAACGTGTGCCACGGTCTCCGATGTTGTAATATTTATAATCGCCGAAAGCAATTGCGTCTGCCGGTGCATAAGGGGAAGTGTACACTTCATATCCAAGCAGTCTGTCCGGCTCTCCCTGGGTAAGTGCAGGCTGCCACATATATGCGCCATTATTATCCTTGAACGTGCGGATCTGTGCCACCGTCTTATCGTTCATGATGAACCTTGCATTCTTTCGGTAAGGACGCTTGAGGGCATACACCAGGTTGATAACATCATCCGCCGCCAGAGCGTCAACCGTATTTGCAACCGTACCGCCGCCGGTTTCGGCAAACAGCCCCAAAGGCTGCCCTGTGCCTGTGCCGTTAAGGAAAGCGTCCTCCTCTGCATTGGAGAGTGCCTTTCCGAACTGTGCAATGATATAGCTTTCCAGGCCGAAAGCGTTATCATAGAGCAGTTCCTCGGTTACCTTGATTGCCACATGGAGTTTGTGTGCATCCAAAAGGATCTGGTCAAAGGTAGCGTCACCGAAAGTCAATGCACCGCCTTCTTCTATCCATGCAGCCGCAGGCTTGGTGGCGGCGATATTGATTTTATGGTCACCGCTTGTAGTGATTTTCGTACCCAGCTTACGCATGATGTTTTCTTCCTCAAGCACATCGATCAGGCGGCTGTCGTATTCTTCCGGCACGAGGTAACCGCCGTCCGCATCCACGCCTTCCTGCAGGACATTGGACACCTGCTTGAAATTGCTGCGGAGCGCCGCCAGCATACCCTCACGGTATTCATCGGAAGCCCTGCCTGTCTTAGCCTTTTCACCGCCGCCGGTCTGCTGCGGGTTTGTCAGGATAGGCGTGTTGACAGGCTTGTTAAGCTCGTTTTCCAAAGCCTCCATCTGCTCCATGCGCTCAATCTCAGCACTGTAGTCCTTAATTTTCTGCTCCATTTTTGCATAGGCTTCGGCATCCTCCTTTGAGAGCAAGCCGTCCTTGTCACGCTTGCTCTCGACAAAAGCCTTTGCACCCTGCCACGCCTTGTTTCTTGCTTCCCTTAATTCCTGAATCGTCATAAAAAATCCTCCTAATTCCAGTTCTTAATTAAATCAAGCCGGGAAAATAAATCCTCGGCTTTGGTTTTTGGCTTTTCAATTTTGCACTTTTTCGCTATTTTTTCTTTCAGCGAATTTGTAACCTGTGCAGGGGAATACATCATGCTTACTGTCGGAACAGCCATATCCTCTGCTGTATTTCTCTGCATGATCTCATCTGCAAAGCCATACTCAACAGCCGAGTTTGCATCCATCCAGGTTTCAGCGTCCATCAGCTTTGACAGCTTTTTGCGGTCAAGCCCCGTTTTGATCTCATAGGCATTGATGATGCTTTCCTTGACCTCGTCAAGCATTGCCACAGCTTTCTGCATCTCCGCCGAATCGCCCCAGGCAATGGTTGCAGGGTTATGGATCATCATCATGGAAACGGGGGACACAAGCACGGTATCTCCCGCCATTGCGATAACAGAAGCAGCGCTCGCCGCTATGCCGTCAATCTTCACAGTGACTTTTCCGGCATAATTTGAGAGCATATTATAGATCTGTGCCGCTGCCACGCAGTCGCCGCCTGGGGAGTTGATCCAGACGGTAATGTCACCGTTCCCTGCGTTCAGTTCCTCTTTGAAAAGCTGCGGGGTAACATCATCGTCAAACCAGCTCTCCTCGGCAATCGTGCCGTTCAGTTCAAGCACCCTCTCTGTGGTTTCCCCGTCTGTTCCGCTGTCCTGAACCACCTGGTTCTTCCAGTTCCAGAACTTCTTCATTTTGGTTTTCCTCCTTCCCATAGGCCGCCCCAGACATCGAGAGCGGCATCATATTTCCGTTGATAAGATATAAATCCCCGCCATCCTCTGCAGGGATGCGGTCAAGGTTTTCAAGCTCACGGATGTCATTCGCCGACATCCAGCCATTCTGCCTTGCCGTAGCGTAGCCCTGCATACGGCTCTGATAATCCCCGCGGAGCAGTCCGTCAACATTGAACTTTATAAAATACTTTGATTTATCATCCTGCGGAATCAGCGACCTCTGCATGGCCTGTTCCCAGCGGACGAGCCACGGTTCGAGGGTGTATTTCACAAACTCCAGGCTCTGCTGCTCAATATTAGAAAAGCTCGACTTCTCAAGGTCGCCCACCATATGCGGCGGCACCCTGAAAATACGGGCTATCTCGTTGATCTGGAATTTCCTTGTTTCCAAGAACTGTGCTTCGTTAGGACTTATGGAAATCGGAGTATACTTCATGCCCTCTTCTAAAACTGCAATTTTATGGGCATTGGAACTGCCGCCGAACCCTGCGTTCCAGCTTTCACGCACCTTGTCAGACTCCTTCACCGTTCCCGGATATTCCAGTATCCCGCTTGGGGTAGCCCCATTTGCATAAAATTTACTGCCGTATTCCTCGGCTGCAATCGCAAGACCGATGGCGTTTTTTGCCATAGCAATAGGGGAATAGCCCACCAGACCGTCAAAGCCAAGTCCGGGGATATGCAGCACATCATATGGGGATAGCCGTACCGTGCCGTCTTTCAGTGTTTTTGCATCGTCACTGCTGACCATATATTCATAATACAGCCGCCCTTTTTCATCACGGTTTACCGTCATCCTGTCGGGCATCAGCGGATACAGCCCCATGACTTCGCCCTTGCCGTTCCGGATAATCTGCGAATAGGCATTGCCCCAGAGCAGCAGATGCGTCATAAGCGTTTCACGGAACACGAAGGAAGTCATCTCCGTGTTAGGCTCATCATGCAGTAAAAAATACAGCGGATTATCTACAGCCTTTTCCTTGCTGCTCTTGTCTGTATATTGGTAGAGGTGCAGCGGCAGTCCTGCCACCGCCTCAGACAATATCCTTACGCAGGAATACACCGCCGTCATCTGCATGGCGGAGCGTTCATTGACACGCTTGCCCGATGTTGAATTTCCCATGAAAAAACGGTAAGCAGAGCCGCTTGTGCTGTTCCTGGGTGCGTCCCTTGAACGAAACAGACTGTTTAAAAATCCCATATGCTACCAACCCCTTCCTAAAAAAACTGCATAAAGAAAGCACCTACCATTTCTGATAGATGCTTGTAAAAAATTAAAATTCAGTTGTTTGTTCCAATTGTCGCCTTATGTCCCGCCCTCCATAGATAATACGGACGATATTTATAACGCCTGTTTCTTTCTTTGGCAGATAAAATACAAGATAGTTATCTACAGGAAAATATCTTAAATTCTGCGACTTCCACGGTTCTTCCTCATAGACTTTATATCTTTCAGGCATATTATCAAGCGTTCTGACAGCTTTCATTATCCTGTCAGACTGACGGCCCGCTGTATCGGGAACAAGCAATTCAAAAGCCAAATATTCATAAATCGCTTTTAAGTCCTCCCTTGCGTGTCGGGTATAATTTATCTTCCAACTCATATGCCGTACAACCTGTGCATTTCTTCTTCTACTTCATCAGCTGAATACACCCTGCCATTTTCTATATCAGCCATTCCTTTTGCAAGCTCTGCGTCAAGCTGTTCTTTGGTAAGTTCACCCATAGCAAGGGGCTTTTTTACAGGAAGTTTCATTTCAAACGGAATGCCTCTTTGGATCACCACCTGCCTTAAAAACATACCGACAGCATTTGACATTGGAATCCCAAGCTGGTTCAATATGGTTTCAGCCTGCTCTTTTACTTCGGGTTCAACTCTTGCGAATACATTTGATGTTCTTGCCATATCAATCGCCTCCTGTATATATTATAAGCGATTTGCTTGCATATTGCAAGCCATCAGATGAATTTTCATCAAAATTTCATTTTACAAAAATAAAATCCCCCTGTGGTCATACACGCTTTCTGTCACAACATTTCCGCAGCGGATAGCCCTGTCAAGCCCCATGATAGTGGCAACAGCCCCGTCAATCTTTTCTGTGGATTTTTCCTTATCCGCCTTGATGTTGCCTGCCGGGTCGGTCCTGATGAAAATATTGTCCATCATCCAGCGAAGGACAGGGTGGCCACAATGTGCAATCTTCTGTTCAAGCACCAGCTTCATAAGCTCCTTTGTGGGCGGCGACATATCCTTAAATCCCTGCCCGAACGGAACAACGGTAAATCCCATATTTTCGAGGTTCTGTACCATCTGCACAGCGCCCCAGCGGTCGAAGGCAATCTCACGGATATTGAAACGCTCTCCGAGCCGTTCAATGAATTTTTCGATATATCCGTAATGCACCACATTGCCCTCAGTCGTCTGCAAAAATCCCCGCCTTTCCCAGACATCATAAGGCACATGGTCACGGCGGACACGCAGCTCAAGTGTGTCTTCGGGTATCCAGAAATACGGCAGGACCATATATTTATCATTCTCATCAAGTGGCGGGAATACCAGGACAAAAGCCGTGATATCAATAGTGGAGGATAAGTCAAGACCGCCGTAACACACACGCCCCTCCAGGTCATCTTCCCGGACAGGGAACGCACAGCCGTCCCATTTGTCCATCGGCATCCAGCGGACAGCCTGCTTCACCCACTGGTTCAGACGGAGCTGCCTGAATGAATTTTCCTCGCCGGGATTCTGCTTTGCCGACTCACAGGCGGTTTTGACTTTGTCAATCCCGACCGTAATGCCGAGAGAGGGATTTGCTTTTTTCCACACCTTTGGGTCCGTCCAGTCGTCCGCTTCATCCGCACCATAAATGACAGGATAAAAAGTCGGGTCAATCTTTCTGCCATCCAAAATATCCTTTGCCTTCTGGTGTGTTTCATAACAGATGCTGTTGGTATCCGTACCCGCCGTAGTGATCAGGAAGTAGAACGGCTGCATCCGGGCATCGCCGGAGCCTTTGGTCATGACATCGAACAGTTTTCTGTTCGGCTGTGTATGGAGCTCATCAAAGACAACACCGTGGATATTAAATCCATGCTTGGAATAAGCCTCTGCTGATAGCACCTGGTAAAAGGAGTTTGTCGGCAGATACACGATCCTTTTCTGTGAGGCGAGAATTTTGACACGCTTATTCAGTGCAGGACACATCCGCACCATATCCGTCGCCACATCAAATACGATAGTTGCCTGCTGACGGTCGGCGGCACAGCCGTAAACCTCGGCACGTTCCTCGCCATCTCCACAGCAGAGCAATAGGGCGACCGCCGCCGCAAGCTCCGATTTTCCCATTTTCTTTGGTATCTCCACATACGCCGTATTAAACTGCCGGTAGCCGTTTGGCTTCAGCGTACCGAATAAATCCCTGATTATCTGCTCCTGCCAGTCGATCAGTTCAAAGGGCTTTCCCGCCCATGTGCCTTTGGTGTGGCAGAGACTCTCTATGAACATCACGGCAAAGTCGGCGGCATCGGAAT